CAGCCCAGTGCGGGGACTCGAAGTAGGGGCCGGCGCCGCGCGTCTTGATGTCGACATCGCTCCGTGTCTCGAAGTCGATGCGGCATTCAACGTCGTAGGTCATGCGAACACACCTTCGTAAGCAGTGTCGGTCGCCATTTCGGACAAGCCGAGCCGCCGACGGATGTCGGCCACGTATTCGGCCTCCCGCTCGACTAGAATGGCGCGGAACCCTTCCTCGACCGCCGCTTGGCCCGTCGTTCCGCTGCCGGCGAACGGGTCCAGCACGGTTCCGCCCGGCGGCGTGACGAGCCGGCACAGGTAGCGCATCAGCGCTATTGGCTTGACGGTAGGGTGCTTACTGCCGGCTCGGTCAGCCTTGCTGGCCTTGGCGCAGTAGAAGAATCGTGCGGCGCTGCCGGTGTAACCTCTCGGATGAAACGTCTCACGTGGTCCGTAATCGCCGTATGTGTTCACGCTAGTCTTTGCGCCGTGCTGCGGACCTACGGTGCCCTGCTGGCCCTTGGCCTGGGGGAACGCCGCAATCACCTCGTCGCTGCCATCGTGGATGACATTGGCGGGCCAGCGGCCTACGTTAGGGTTGTGCCCGCTTTCGGCTCCGGTCTCGCCGTTGCCCCCAAACCACTGACCTGAACGGCTTGCGGATGCCGGAACGTCCTTGCTTGTCCCAACCCGACACCCATCCACATTGATCGCCCCAGTGCCGTGTGCCAGCACGTTAGCGACCACGGTGCCGATCAACGGCTTGCGGGCCATGACGATTGGCTCGTGTGCAGGCTTGAGAGCGGTGCCCCAGCCTTGCCACTGTCGGGCGGCGTCGGTGACGGGTTCATCTCCGTCTATCTCGTGGTACCAGCGCTCTAGCGCAGCCTCAATCCATGGGCGCGTGGCTCCTTTCGCCCCGTCCTTACCGCGTCCAGTAGCTGTTGGATTTCCGACATGTGCAGCGTCTATTCGAACCTTTTCCCGTTCCGCCCCAGCCGCCTTGTCAATAGCCTTGCTCACGTCCAGCGACTTGGGGAAGCCGCTTCCGTACAGCCACATGATCTGGTCGCGGATCTCAAAGCCGGCGTCCTCGATGGCGACAGCCAGCCGGTGGTACGTCCGGCTCCCGCCGAACGCGAGCAGGTGGCCGCCCGGCTTCAGGACGCGCAGGCATTCGCGCCACACGTCACTGTTAGGAACGTCATAGTCCCAATGCTTGCCCATGAATGACAGGCCATAAGGCGGGTCAGTTACGACGCTGTCGACGCTGCAATCCGGCACCGTTTTAAGCACGGCGAGGCAATCGCCGTGATGCAAGTCGATTTTGCTCATTTGAACACCTCGCAATAGGCGTGGACGGCCGACATGAACTCGGTCCGGGCGCGCTCGGGCGACCAGCACTCGACCCGCACGCCGAGGGGCTCACCGGGCAGGCGCCACGGGGCCGGCTCCGGCCTCATGAGCTGCGCCTTCTCGTCGTGCAGGATGCAAGTGTCGAGGTACTTGACCTCGTCGGGCCACGGCCAGGTCACTCCGAACCGCTCGGCGATGGCCCGCTCTACGGCGGCCTCCGCCTCCGCGTACCCGCTGACGCTGTGCTTCACGGGGCGCGGCAGGTCGCACAGATATGCCTCGGCGGCGTCGTGCAGGAGCGCCGCCAGCCGGTTCTTCGGCGAGGCCTGGCGGGCGACGAGCACGCTGTGCTCGGCGACCGAGTAGAAACGCGCGCAGTGGCCGTTGTAGCGGCACTGCATGGACAGCGAGCGCGCGATGTCTTTGATGTCGACGTCCTCGGGCCGCGGGTCGAGCGGCCAGAACTGCTTGCCTGTGTAGGTCTGGATCCAGTCCCCTTTGCGCTGGCCGGTCATGGGGTGCAGCTCCCGATGATGACGAGGATGACGATGGCCCAGAACGGCGTCGCGCACGCCAGGCCAAAGAACAGTCCGCGAGCGAAGTCCATTGGTAGTCTCCCGTGTTGGTCGCCATTCCGTACGTCAGTCAAACACTGACGGCCGCGAGATAGGCTTCGATGAACGCTTGCGCTTGCGGGGCGACGATGGCGTTGCCGTAGGCGCGCAATCGTCCCACTCGGGCGGAAGCCCCATGAGCCAGCGGGAATGTGCCGGGTTCAACTGGCCGCCACTTTCCATCCCGGCAGAAGAGCCAGTCAGCATCTCGCCAGTGGCCGTTAGTCGGACCGGGCCGCAAATCGCGGCCGCCTGCGACAAGTCCTGCGGCGAGCCCTTCCGCGCTATTTCCGACAGCGCCCCGTCCAACGTCCGAACATTCTTCTCGCCGTCCGAACTCCGTGGCGTCGGCCAGCCCGCCAGCCACGCCACTCGCCCCAGAAGCGCGTTCAGCGGAACATTCGCGTTCGGGTTCCCGCCATCTTTCCAGTCCCGCGTCGTGGGCGTGGGCCACCCAGTACAGTCGCTGCCGGATGTGCGGCGCGCCGACGCCCGCAGCCGGGGTAACACACGCCCCGCAGGTGTAACCATCTCGTCCCAGGTCAAGGTACAAAGCGTCGAGCCAAGACTGTCCGTTCTCTTCTTCAAGATCTCCGCTAACTTCCGCGATAAGATCGTTGAGGCGTTCGATTGCATCTTCATCGCCGCCCCGACTGCATCGAACAACTTTTCCTGCCCCCAGGTGCCGAGAGCCGCGTTCAGACCAAACAGTATCACCCGTGTGTTTGTCTTCACATACCCGCCCTTCGGGTCGATCCGATCTAGCGACGGCGTGTTCATACTCCGCTTCTCCGATAGGTCGAACGGCTTCCCGCTCAATTGGCAGATCCCGACCTCCAGTCTTTCCAGTACCCACTCCACATCCAGATCGAACGGAAGCCCGCGGTCCTTCGCTCGGCTCTTGGCTGCGGCCACCAGCTTGCTCGCCCGTGTCTCTATGCTCTGCCGCCGCCTCTTCGAAGACGCTCGCGCTTCCAAATTCCGGCATTCCTTGCAAACCGAGCGGAAAGTGCCCTTGAAGCCAGTCTTTGCGAAAATCGAGGAATTGCCGCGCTTGCCACAATGACTGCACGTCATGACCTCGGAACTTACCGGTGACGAGGGAGCTGGAGACTTGCTCTCCGAAGACGATTTCTGGTCGGCATTCCCGAATAAGTCGATGGAAGACGGGCCATAAGTGCCTTTCATCGTGCGTTCCTTTTCCTTTGCCCGCCGTGCTGAAAGGTTGGCACGGGCAACTCCCAGTCCATACCGGACGGTCGTCGGGCCACCCGGCGAGCCGCAAGGCGTAGCTCCAGACGCCGATGCCGGCGAAGAAGTGGCATTGCGTGTAGCCTCGGAGGTCGTCTGGTCTGACATCTTCGATGCTCCTCTCGTCGACGTCGCCAGGCGCGATGTGGCCGGCGGCGATAAGATTGCGCAGCCACTGCGCCGCGCACGGGTCTATTTCGTTGTAGTAGGCCGGCATGACGTCACTCGAACACTCCACCGCCTGCTGGCACCGGCGGCGCGGTTGGCTTCTCGGACAGCACGTCACGCAATGCGTCGATCGGATCGGGGCGGACAGAAATGCGCCACGACGTGCCGTCAGCGGTCACGTTGGCCTGCCACGCATCGGCTGTGCGCCACAGGGTCAGGCCGTCGAGGCGGCCGCGGCGGGCCGCCTCCTCGATCAGGCGCTCGATCATCCGAAAACGCCCATTCCGAGCGCGGAACCGTAGAACTTCAGGAGCGCCATTTCCTCTTGCAGTTCCTCGGTGGCCTTGCGACGCATGGCGACCAGCTTGCGGATCGTCTTCGTGTCGTAGCCGCGGCCCTTCGCCTCGGCGTAGACCTCCTTGATGTCCTCGCCGAGGGAACGCTTTTCCTCCTCGAGCCGCTCGATGCGCTCGATGAACTGGCGCAGCTCGTCGCCGGCCACCGCCGACGACGCATCGCTGTTGTGGCCGATGCCGGGTTCAGTCATTGCGTGTCTCCTTCAGGTCTGGGCGCCCGGGCGCGCGGCCCGGGCTGTATGGCGTGTCAGTCGCTATTCGATACACATCACTCAAAGAGGCCGTTGGCGCCCTTGCCGGTTTTCGTCTCCTCGGGGGCCTCGCTGTCGTCCTCGATCTTCTCGGCCCACTTGTCGACGTCGACGCCGCCACCGCCGCCGAGGCGATCGCCGTCCTGCGCGACCTGGAACATCGAGATGGAGAACGACAGGCCCTTGCCCTTCTCGGTATTCTCCCACGTGAAGGCGTTGACGACCGCGTAGCCGTAGCAGCCGGAGTAGATCTCGTCCTTCGTCGCACCGATCTGCCGGTTCTTTCGGACGAGCCGCGGCGGGTACGCCTCGCCGGAGATGCAGCGGATGAAGATGTGGCCGGGGAAGCCGGCGTGCGGCTCGCCGGTCTTCTTCGACTTGCCCTGCGGCCCGTCGCCGTCGAGGAACGGGTTGTGGATGAGGCCGTCGCGGATCATGTTCCGGGCCTTCTCGCCCCACTCGGCGACTGCCGCCTCGAGCGCGACGTCCTGGAGGGTGATCGGCTTGCCGTCCTCGTCCCGGCCGAGCAGCTCGGTGCCCTTCGGGAAGAGAAGCGTGCATCCGTATTGCTTCTTGCCGTTGCGGGCCTCACGTGCCTCAAACAGGTTGTCGGCGAAAGCGAGACGCGCCAGCGGGGTACGAACGTCACGGGACCGTGCCATGATCAATGCTCCATGTTGACGAACTTTTCGATCTTCGACTTGGCGGCGGGCCGGTTCGTCTTGTCGGCGCGCACCAGGTTCAGGCCCGTGACTTCACGGGTCCACATGTTTTCGATCAGATGCTTCCGCTTCGCGCCGAGCATCTTCTCGATCTGCGCGGGGCTCTTGACCTTGCGGACGTAAGCCTCGTCCTCGGAGAGGCCGACGACATGGATGAGGTCGTGGACGACCTTGTCCTCGTCGGCGGCCCACTTCCGGTTGCCGATCTTCTCGACCAGCTGGTAGCCGGGGATCTGCACCCCGCTTTCGGCCTGTGCGTGCGCGTAGGCTCGCACTGCCTTGATCCAGCTCTCGATCATGTCGAGCATGTCGAGCTTTTCGGCGATCTGCTCCGGCGACATCTCGTCGGGGCGGTTGGCGATCTGCGGCCGGTCCTCGTCATCGAACCAGACGCCGACCGCATCGAGCGCCTTCTGCTCCTGCTTCGGGCACACGCCTTCCGCCGGGCAGAACGTGCAGTGCGCGCCGGAGTTGAGATGCTTCGCCCACCACGCGGCGAACGGCATGTCGGCCAGCTCTCGCTTTGCGTTGGCGGAGCGCTGCATCACCTCCAGCAGGTCGAGCGTCCAGCTGGCCAGCTCTGCGACGTGGAACGTTTCCGACCGGATGCGCCCGTCCTTGTGGGGCGCGCGCGGCTGCACGATCGTCACCCGTACCTGCTCGACGTCGAGTCCCTTGTTGGCGAGCAGTGCGCCGAGCGCGTAGGTGCGGAGCTGCTTGTTCTCCTTCACCTCCACGACGCCCATGCCGTTCTTCAGGTCGACGACTTCCAGCAGCCGCTCGTTCGGGAAATAGAGGACGGCGTCGCTGGTTCCGCCGGCGTCAAACGGCGGGTCGAGCGGGGCGAGCGTGAAGTGCTGTTCGATCAGCAGCGAGGCGGCCGAGGCCGCACGCTCGCGGACGTAGTCGACGTACTCCTGAGCCGAGTTGACGATCTCCTCGTCAACCTCCGTGACCTCCGCGACCGCCTCGCGCATCGCGAGCTGCACGTCGGTCTCGGCAGCAACGACGCCGGAGGACCGCTCGTTTGCCTCATCGTGACATTTCTGCATTTTTTCGAACGAAAGGATCTCCGTTTTAACCTTGTGCTTGCCGCGACGGCGGAGGAAGAGATATCCGGTACCGAGGGTATCGAGAGCATCTGGGAACTTTTGCCCAGGATCGATTTTGCGATAGTCGGTGAACCCACGCTTTGTCATATGGCGATCGCGGAGAAAGGACTAATGGTGCTCGACTGTGTTGCGCATGGCAAGGCAGGTCACGCCGCGAGGGAGGAAGGTGTCAACGCGATTTATGAAGCGATACGCGATATCGAATGGCTGAGGACCTATAAGTTTCCGCGCGTATCCCCCACGTTGGGAGAAATAAAAATGACCACGACGGTGATCCAGGCGGGTAAGCAACATAATGTTGTGCCGGCCGACTGCAGTTTTACCGTAGATGTCAGGGTTACGGATCAGTATACACTCGAGGAAGTGCTTGATGTTATCAGGGCAAACATCAAAGCAGAGGTAACACCGCGGTCTGTTCGCATGCGGTCGTCGGGTATCCCTGTCGATCATCCGCTTGTGAAAGCAGCACAGAACCTGAACATTCCGCTGTACGGATCACCGACAACGTCGGACCAGGCGCTGATACCCGTCCCATCTGTCAAGATTGGTCCCGGTGATTCGGCGAGGTCGCACACGGCGGATGAATTCATTTATGTCGCGGAGATTGTTAAAGGAATTGATACGTATATTGCTTTGTTGGGGGAATTGGATTTGAAATTTAAAATTTAAGATTTAAGATTTGGTCGAAACCTGGCATCCCGAAAACTGGCTCCTGATATGAAACTCTGGCAA